CAAGACGTAACAACTGCACAAAGTTTAGAGCGTAATATAGTAGAGGGTGCATCAATATAGTAAAATATAAAAAATAAACGTTATAGTTATATGAGGATAGTCGAACTTATTTTAGACGAAAATAGTGTAGAGGGTATAGAGGCTATCTCTATTGTAGAAAACCCTGCCATCGAAGAAGACTTTGTTGCACTAAAAAACGAAGAAGTACAACTAGCACAAATAGACAAACAACTATTAGTAGGTGCTTTGCTTATTCCTAACAAACCTATATACAGGCGTAGAGGAGAAGATGAATATTATATTTACTTCTCTAAAGACACTATCCGTAAGGCTGCTGAAATGTACCTTATGAAAGGCAATCAGAACAACAGCACACTAGAACACCAACACAGCTTAAATGGATTAACGCTAGTAGAGAGTTGGCTAGTAGAAGATGAAACACACGACAAGTCAAGAAAGTACGGCTTAAACGTTCCTGTGGGTACTTGGATGGGAGTTGTTAAAGTAAACAATGATGAAGTTTGGAATGACTATGTAAAAACAGGCAAAGTAAAAGGTTTCTCAATAGAGGGGTACTTCATAGACAAGATGGAAAGACCTAAAGAACCTTTAAATGACTTTGAAGAAGAAGAAGCAGAGGAGATGCTATCTTATATCCGTAGAATTGTTAGAAATGACAAACGCTATAAAGACGGCAAAAAAGAAGAACTAGAAAGCTATTCAGATTATCCTGATGCAGTAAAAAACAACGCACAAAGAGGCATAGACCTAAACAAAGAGGTAAATAATAAGTGCGCAACTGACGTAGGTAAGATACGAGCGCAACAACTAGCACAAGGTAAACCTATTAGCGAAAACACTATTAAACGTATGTACTCTTATTTGTCAAGAGCAGAGGAGTATTACGATGAAGGGGATACTAAAGCTTGTGGCACTATATCCTACTTGTTGTGGGGTGGTAAAGCTGCTAAACGATGGTCAGAAAGTAAACTAAAAGAATTAGGCTTGTTAGAGTTAAGCGAAGTAGTAAGCGACACTATGGCTATTATAGACGATAGACTAGCATACTCCACTAAAGAACTAGCAATAAAAGCAGCACAGGATATAGGTTGTGAGAGTTACCACGAACACGAGTATGAGGGTAAGACTTGGTTTATGCCTTGTGAGCAGCACCAACTTAAAGCACCCTGTCAAGAGGGCTATGAGCAGTACGGAATGAAAGAAAAGAATGGCAAATTAGTGCCAAATTGTATACCAATAAAATAAATAAAATGAGCAAAAAGACAATTAGCAAGATGCTATTTAGCAACCAAGAAAAAGTAGAGTTGGCTTTAGTAGATGATATTAGAGCAGAGTTGGCACAAGCAAACAAGGGGGCGATGAAAGGTATTGATATGATTGAAGCTGCCAAAAGACCTTTAGAAACGTCTTTAAGAGATAATAAGGAACTACTTAAAAAACTAGGTAAAACCAAAAAAAGTGCAATTGAATTAGGCGCATTAGATATTTTAAAAGAGTTGCAAAAATATGAAAGTCAAGTAGATGAAAATATAAAATCCATTGACAAAATACTTGCATCAATATAATGCCTAAACAAATACAAATAGGTAAGATTGAGAAGCCTAAAGTAAGGCGCAAGGGTGTACACGCTAAAACAAAAATGAGTAGCATAAAGGGCAGTAAGAACTATAAAAAAAAATATAAAGGACAAGGCAAATGTTAAAGAGATTTTTGACACCATCAAAGACAAGTCCTAAAAGCAGTAAACGGGGGTGTTTATGTGCTGACAAAGACACTTACAGTACAAAATGCTGTAAAGGTAAATTGATAAATCAAGGAATAGGAAAAATATAAATTATGAAAAAAGCGATGAGCAAGATTGCTCAAATAAATAAAGAAGAACTATCTAAAGAAGTGCCTACTGAAAAGGTTGATTTGGCTTTATTGCCTGACCTTATTGCTAAAGGAGAAAAAGTTGAGCAATTATTTAAAGAAGCAAACAAGGCTATAAACATAGAGGGTAATAAATTCCTAGATAGAATAATTGGTAAAGTAAAAGAATTAAATAATGTGTCTAAAGATTTAAGAGTAGATGCTAAAGATTTTGTACAAAAAGCAGAAGCGTTAGGATTAGATAGGGCAACCATTGATAGAGAGATGCAAAAGATTAACCAAGCAATTAAATCAGCAGATAAGCAAGGCAGTAATATAGCACAAAGAATTGCGGAGATTAGAAATGCTATATTTTAAAAATGTAAAATAAGTTAAATAAATAGTTATAGTTATATGAAAGCAACCGAAATGTTAAATAAGATTAAAACCTATCTAGGCGAAGAAGCTACTGACATTGTGAATGATGTTGAGCAAAGCCAAGAAAAGGTTGAACTAGCAACTGCAAAGCTAGACAACGGTACTGTTTTAGAAGCAGAAGCGTTTGAAGCAGGAAACGAAATATTTATAGTTACCGAAGATGACAAAGTAGCACTGCCTGTTGGCGATTATACTTTAGAAGATGGTAAGATGCTAGTAGTAGCAGAAGAAGGCATTATTGCTGAAATCAAAGACCTAGACGAAGAAGAAGCACCTACTGATGAGGAAGTAGAAGCTGAAGATTTAGGCTATGTTACTAAAGAAGAACTAGCAGAAGCAGTATCTGAAATCAAAGCTATGATTGAGGATATGAAGAAAGAAGAAATGAGCGAAGAAGCAGAAGTGGAGTTATCAGAGGAATTACCGAAAGAAGTAAAAGAGGAATTGTCTGAACCTGCTGCCGAGCCTATTGCTCATAACCCAGAACAAAAAAATAACAATATCGGAGTTAAGTTTGCACAAAACAGAAAACCAAGCACACTTGACAAGGTAATGTCTAAAATTAACAACTAAAAATAAATAAAAATGCCAAACCCAACTATTACAAGTTCAAGTTATGCAGGAGAGTTTGCAGGGAAGTATCTAGGTGCTGCCTTGTTGTCTGCTAAAACTTTAGATGAAGGAGCAATATCAATTCTCCCTAACATCAAATTTAAAGCTGCTATGAAAGTAGGAGCATTTTCAAGCCTTGTCCGTTCTGCTGACTGTGATTTTGACAGCACCACATCAGGTCTTACACTAACGGAAAAAGTACTCACTCCAACAGAGTTGCAAGTAAACTTACAGATTTGTAAGAAAGAACTACACGCTGATTGGGAAGCTGCTCAAATGGGCTTTAGTGCTTTTGATGAATTACCACCTTTATTCTCTGACTATGTTATTGCTAGAGTAGCTGCCGAAGTAGCTAATGCAACTGAAACATCTATTTGGTCAGGTAGTGCAGGAGAGGGTTCTTTTGACGGTTTAGAAGCACTTGCCGCTGCTGATGGAGATGTAGTAGACGTAGTAGGTACTACTGTTACTGCTGCTAATGTTGTAGCTGAACTTTCTAAAATTGTAGATGCTATCCCAAGTGGTGTTTATGGAAAAGAAGATTTGACTATTTACATTTCACAACACATCGCTAAACAATATATCGCTGCACAAGCTGCACTAGGTTATAGGGAATTATATAACGTAGGGCAAACTGAAATGAACTTTCAGGGTATTAAATTGTTTGCAACAGGTGGACTAGCAACAAATTCTGCTATTGCCGCTCAATCATCAAACTTATTCTTTGGTACAGGTCTACTAGATGACCGCAACGAGGTTAAAGTTATTGATATGTCTGACATTGATGGTTCACAGAATGTACGTGTAGTAATGCGCTATACAGCAGGTGTACAAATTGGTGTTGGTTCTGACGTAGTACTTTACACTTAATAGATAACTAACATAAAAGGGGTAGGTTAGGTGTGTACCTACCTGCCCTTTTTTAATAAATAAATAAATATGAGTTGTGCAATAACAAAAGGTAGAGGTATAGGCTGTAAGACGGCTTATGCAGGTATCAAAAATGTATATATTCTTGATTATAGCGCAGCAATAGCAGCGTTAAGCCCTTCATCTGGTACGGTAACATTACCATCAGATGCAAGTGCTGAGTTTTTCAAGTTTGAAGTCAAAGGTGGTCAAACATCTTTAGAGACAAGCGTAACATCAAGTAGAGAAAATGGAACTACTTTTTATGAAAGTACTTTAAATATTACTTTTCAAAACCTAGATGTTGCAACACAAGAGGAGATAAAACTCTTAAACAGAGGTAGAGCGCACTATGTTGTTGAACTATATCCTGACGGTACAGGTACTACAAAGTACTTGCTAGTAGGAAAGGACAACGGTGCAGAAGTTACAGGTGGTACTATTGTAACAGGAGCAGCAGCAGGAGATTTACAAGGCTTTACTCTTACGGCAGTAGCTAGTGAGGTTAATCCACCATTCTTTGCAACAGCACCCGACGAAAGTGCTACAACACCTATTACTCCTGCTTAATATATTTTTTATATATTTGCATAGAGTATAAGTTTTTTTTGATTATGATTTTAAGGGGGGTGCATTAGCATCCCTCTTTTTTTATTACAAATTCATACATTTTAGCGTTATACTTATATGAGAATACTCACAACAAGTACTGATGCACAAATAATTAAGTTTATCCCACGATTATACTACACAGAAGCAGCTATGATTGTAAGAGATGACACTACAAATATTGCAACTGTTACTGATGTTACTTTTACACAAGATGGAGATTATTTAACGCTATCACACTCATTTACTTTAGTAGAGGGTAGGTTTTATGATTTAGAATTTACAAGAGACCCTGATGTATGGGGTCAATCACTTTCACAATTTCAACTAGAACAAAAACTTTGGAACGATGACGAGGGTATTACATTACTTGTGTATAGAGATAGGATATTTTGTACTGACCAAGATGTAGACCAAACACAAAACAAATACTATTCTGTTAACAAAAACGAATACAAGTCAAACAATACATTTGACAATAATTATATAGTACTATGATACACGCATTAACATTATCTAACTATGTAAGCCCTACTATTGAAGAAAAAAAGAATAAGGCTTTTGTAACATACGGAGATAAAAACTCTTACTTTCAGTACCTAATAGACCGTTATAATGGTAGCCCTACAAACAACGCTGTTATCAACGGCATTAGTGAGATGATATATGGCAAAGGTTTAGATGCTACTGACAGCAATAGAAAGCCTGATGCATACGCACAAGCCATTACACTACTACACAAAGACTGTACACGTAAACTATGTGCAGACCTTAAACTATTTGGTCAATGTAGTATGCAGGTAATTTATAGTAAGGATAGAAAAAAGATAGCAAGGGTTGAGCATATACCTGTTGAACAACTAGCTGCTGAAAAGTGCAACGA